TGCGACCCAACTGTTCAATCGTCTGGTACGTATTCTCGTACAAGTCCAAGTGCCACAATCACAGTCACGATAGTGAACCACGGCCTTGAGACTGGGGATCGCGTGTTTCTGGACTTCACGTCTGGCACTGCGCGAGATGGTGTGTATACGATTACGAAGACGGGCGACGATACGTTTACCTGTGCGGATGCGCCAACAACGACTACAAGCGGTAACGTCACGGCATACAGCAGCATCGCATTAGAAATCGACACCTTCAACACCGTTGGTCTACCTATCTTGATCCCCGGCGAAGGTATTTACTGCCCTAACGGTATCTTTGTGGGGTGTGGCTCATCGGTAACCGCAACGGTGTTCTATGGCTAAGTCTCCGGCATGGCAGAGGAAAGAGGGCAAGAACCCTAAAGGCGGTTTGAACGCCAAGGGGCGAGCTTCGTATAACGCGGCGAATCCGGGCAAGCCCGGACTTAAGGCGCCGCAGCCGGAGGGCGGCTCTCGTAAGAAATCATTCTGTGCCCGTATGGAAGGGATGAAGAAAAAGCTTACGTCGTCCAAGACAGCGAGTGACCCGAATAGTCGTATCAACAAATCACTTAGGGCTTGGAAGTGCTAACTATGGATTTAGCATATGTTTGGAACGGCGCGTTATCGCTGTTTGTGGGGCTATTTGCGTATGTTGCCCATGAGAAGTTCTCTGAGCTTGCTCGTATCACGATCCTTTTGAATAAGACTCGTGAGGAAATTGCACGAGATACTGCGACCAAAGCCGAAGTAGAGCGGGTAACTGATCACATTGATCAAAGATTCAACCGTCTGGAGAACAAGATTGACCAGCTGATTGAGTCCCATCGGAGGGTGTTATGAAAAAGGTTAAGAAGTTCGGTCGTGGCGGTGACATTCTGACCGGTCTAGGCGCTGGTCTTATGGGCTACGCTCTTTACAAGAAGTTAAAGGGCGAGGGCGAAGACAAAGACGATAAGCGCCCCGCTAAAAAAGAGCCAGAAGTATCTATAACAGAGCCAAGAGAAAAAGAGCGTAGCGCCGAAGAGAAACGCGCACTTGCCACATCTAAAGGTCGCCCTGAACTCATCCCAGAAGGCGCGGATGAAGCAGTTATGCGTAGCGACAACTACCCTACACCAAAGCCAAAGCCCGCGCCAAAGCCTGCGGCTAAAGATGTCAAAGTAAAACCCGCTTCGCAAACTTTTCCTGTCGATAACGACGCTTTAAATAGACGCCGTCTGGAAGGTTTGAGTAAATCAAAGCCTGCACCGTCCGGTACAAAAGGCACACAAGACGTGGGTAAAGCTTTAGGTATTAGTTCTGGCGCAAAAGGCACCCAGACTCTCGGTGACCGTATTAAAGGCACTGTTGAGAGCGCAGGTAAGAGTGTCGTACGTACCCCTGCGGAACGTATGGCTGAAGCTGCAAGACAAGTTGAAGAGCGTCGTAAGCGCGAAGCCGAGGGTATGAAGAAGGGCGGTAAGGTCAAGAAGTACAACAGCGGCGGTACAGCTACTTCCAAGCCTGAGCCAAAGAAAGACACGATGCCTGAATGGGCAAAGAATGAACGTGCTAATAAGAAGCAGGACGAGCTTAATAAGCGCGAAGCCGAAGGCGCAGCAAAAGAGGTTAAACGCAACATGAGTACCTTCGGGTTTAAGAACGGTGGTACTGCATCCAGACGCGCTGACGGTATTGCTCAGCGCGGTAAAACCCGTGGGAGAATTTACTGATGAAAGAGAAACTTCATTACGACGACAAGGGCTCTACTTTTAAAGAGGCTTTTGCCGAGGCCCGTGCTGAGGGCAAGAAAACCTTTGAGTGGAATGGTGAGAAATACAACACCAAGCTAAAAGAGAAAGCCAAAGACAAAGGCCCGGACGAGTCTGAAGCTGAGACCAAGCGTCTAGCCAGCAAAAAAGATGAGGGCGAGACCAGAAAACCAACTAATCGTGGTGGAGCAGCGGCTCTTGCTGGCGCGGGTGTTGGTCTTGGCGCAGCTGCGGCTTTGAGCGGTATGAAACGTGCAGAGTCGGCACGTAAAGAACGTGAGCTTGAGAAAAATAAACCTATTCGGTTTAAAAACCCAATACGTAATATCTCCCCAGAAGAAGCAGCTTGGGAAGGCGAAGGCGGTAGCTCGTTCAAAAAGGGCGGTTCTGTTGGTTCTGCATCCAAGCGGGCAGACGGTATTGCTCAGCGTGGTAAGACTCGCGGGAGAATTTGCTAATGCCAGCCAAATCTGCCAAGCAGGAAAGGTTCATGCAAGCAGTGGCTAATAACCCGAAGTTTGCAAAAAAAGTAGGTGTACCCGTGACCGTTGGTCAGGAATTTACTAAAGCCGGAGGAGGCGAAATGAAAGAGTCAAAGGCAATGATGAAGAAAGAAATTGGCTTCATGAAAAAGAAGGGCGCTCCTAAGTCCATGATCAAGCACGAGATGAAAGAGGCTGGCATGAATTACGGTGGCAAAGTCAAAAAGATGGCCTCTGGTGGTTTAGCTGCTGGTCACAAGTCGGCTGACGGCGTTGCTGTTAAGGGCAAGACTAAGGCTAAGCAAGTGATGATGAAGGGCGGCGGCAAAGCAGGCGGCAAGTACTGCTAAGGAGCCAACCATGATGCTTTCACGCGGGATGGGTGACATTAACCGTGCCAAGATTCGGAAGATCAAGAAGCGGGACGGTAACGAGCCTGTGACGGTCTACAAGGATGGTGGCAAGGTTAACGCTGCTGGCAACTATACCAAACCCGGTCTTCGCAAGAAGATCGTGTCGCAGGTAAAAGCCGCAGCTACTCATGGCACAGGTGCAGGTCAGTGGTCAGCCCGCAAAGCACAACTTGTGGCGAAGAAGTACAAGGCAGCAGGTGGGGGTTACAAGGATTGAAAGCGCCGCAGAAAAGCTTGAAAGACTGGGGAGACCAGAAATGGCGAACAAAGTCAGGAAAGCCATCGTCGAAAACCGGAGAGAGGTACCTCCCGGAAAAGGCGATCAAGGCGCTAAGCCCAGCCGAGTATGCCGCCACTACGAAGGCAAAGCGGGCAGGAAAGAAGACTGGCAAACAATTCGTCGCGCAACCAAAACGCATAGCCCAGAAGACCGCGAGGTTTAGATAATGGCTTTTTCAACTAATACGACTAGCTTTAACCCTGACCTCAACGAGATATTCGAAGAGGCGTTTGAGCGTTGTGGCTTGGAACTCCGCACGGGTTATGACTTTCGTACAGCACGTAGAAGCCTAAACTTCCTAATTGGTGAATGGGCTAACCGGGGCATTAACCTGTGGACTATTGAACAGGGTTCGATCAACTTGGCGCAAGGAGTGACGACTTATGATCTACCTTTGGATACCGTTGATCTTATTGAACATGTTATTCGCACTGATTCCGGACAGGGCCCTAACCAGACTGATCTGAATATTACACGGATTAGCGTCTCGACCTACTCGACGATCCCGAACAAGTTAGCGCAAGGTCGCCCGATTCAGGTGTGGATTAACCGCCAGTCGGGGCAGCAGGTAGGGTCTAACGTAGCTACACCTAAGTATCCACAGATTAACGTCTGGCCTGCCCCCGATCAGGGTACGACCCAGAACCCATACTACGTGTTTTATTACTGGCGACTAAAACGCATCTACGATGCTGGTACCGGTACTAACGTGATTGATATTCCGTTTCGCTTCCAGAACTGCTTGGTGGCGGGGCTTGCGTACATGTTGGCGGTCAAGAAACCAGAAGTTGACCCGATGCGTATTCAGGCGTTAAAGGCCATGTATGACGAGGCTTGGGACTTGGCGGCGGGCGAAGACCGTGAGAAGGCAGCGGATCGTCTTGTACCACGGGAGATGTTTTTCTAATGGGAAATAGATTTTCCAGTGGTAAGAACTCGATTGCGGAGTGTGACCGCTGCGGGTTTCGCTACAAGCTGAAGGAACTAAAGAAGCTGACGATCAAGACCAAGCAGGTTACGATTAAGGTGTGTCCTACGTGTTGGGAACCGGATCAGCCACAGTTGCAGTTAGGTATGTACCCGGTGCAAGACCCGCAAGCAGTACGGGAGCCGCGTCGAGATAACAGCTATTTGCAGTCGGGCTATACCGGGTTGCAGTTGACGTTGAACACAGATTTTGGTGATCCATCAGGCGGCAGCCGGATATTTCAGTGGGGCTGGGCACCGGTTGGTGGGTCAAGAAGTAATGATGTGGGGCTAACGCCGAATGCTTTGGCTCCTATTAGTGTAGTGGCTAATGTAACAATCACATAGGAGTTGCTATGGATAGCATGAAGAAGGTAGCCAAGGCGGAAGTCAAGGCGCACGAGAAGCGGATGCATAAGGGTATGGCTAAAGGCGGCGTGACCGGTGCAGCTATGAAGAAGATGGGCCGTAATATGGCTCGTGCTATGAACCAGCGTTCTTCTGGAAGAGGCCGATAATGGAAAAGATCAAGTCTGCACCCCCGTCGGTGTTGAAGTCTTACTCTGGCAAAGACTGCATGAACGAGATGAATATTGGTGGCGGCGTAATTACTAAGGGTAACTACAAAGAGCCAAAGACCACTGGTATCAAAATCCGTGGTACTGGCGCAGCTACCAAAGGTGTAATGGCGCGTGGCCCGATGGGTTGATCATGACGTATACAGAACTTGTTGCTGCTATTGAGTCATATACCCAGAACTACGAGTCTGACTTCGTAGCGAATATCCCTACGTTTGTTAAGCAAGCGGAAACCCGTATCTACAATACGGTTCAGATTCCTGCGCTGCGCAAGAACGTGACGGGTGTGCTGTCGAGCGGCAATAAGTATCTGTCTTGCCCAAACGATTTCCTGTCGGTCTTTTCGATAGCGGTGATCGATTCAGGCAACTACGAATACCTGCTGAACAAGGATGTGAACTTTATCCGGGCGGCATACCCCAGCGCCAACGATACAGGTCTGCCTAAGTACTACGCGTTGTTCGGCCCGACTGTGGTGTCGAGTGCAGTGACGGACGAGTTGAGCTTTATTCTTGGCCCCATGCCGGATGCTAACTACGACGTAGAACTGCACTATTTTTATTTGCCCGAATCTATAACCGTTGCGCCAGATGGTAGAACTTGGTTGGGAGACAATTACGATCCAGTTCTACTGTATGGCTCGTTGGTAGAAGCTTATATCTACATGAAGGGCGAAGCCGATATGATGGCTGCGTATGAGAAAAAGTATCAAGACGCACTCGCACAACTCAACCGTCTGGGTACAGGTCTTGAGCGTGGTGATGCTTACCGTGACGGTCAGGCTAAGATTAAGGTGAATCCGTGATTCAGCAAGGACTGACAAATAGCTTCAAGCAGGAGATGCTCCAAGCGGGGCAGAACCTTGCTACGGATACGCTGAAGATGGCGTTGTACACAGCGTTCTCTGATATTGGTCAGTTGACTACCGCGTACACGACGGACAATGAGATTACTGGTACTGGCTACACCGCAGGTGGCGTGGTTATGACCGGTGTGACTATTAGCACAGAGACCACTGGCCCGAATGCTGGGACGGTATACGTGGACTTTGCTGATGTGTCTTGGCCCGGTGCTAACTTCACAGCGCGTGGTGCATTGATCTATAACGTCACCCGTAGCAACAAGTCGGTCGCTGTTTTAGACTTTGGTTCGGACAAGACATTTACTTCCAGCAACAACACCGTCACGATGCCTGCAAATACAGCAACGACGGCTTTAATTCGTTTTCCTTAAAGGAGATAAGTATGAACAACGTAAAAGCAATTGCGGGCGACAGTGTTGATGCCGCAGTGATCAGACCAACCGCAGGATTTGAACAAGTTCATGCTGGCGGTGTATTCCACATTCTTTGTTACGACAAAGATGGCAATCTAAAGTGGGAAGAAAAAGGCCCGAACCTTGTGGTTAACACTGGGTTGCAATACATGGTTTCCACTTCACTGGATGCCGCTGCACAGACGACTGTGTGGTATCTTGGTTTGATCAGTACGCTGACTTCAATCGTTGGCGGTGACACCATGTCTTCACATACCGGCTGGACTGAAGACACTAACTATTCGCAAGCAAACCGCCCGACAGCAACATTCGGTACAGCAACTACGGCTAACCCATCGGTGCTTGATAACTCTGCGTCGGTAGCTGTGTTCTCAATTAACGGTACAACCACCATCAACGGTGCGTTCCTAACTAGCAACAATACCAAGGGCGGCACGACAGGTACGCTGTTCTCAGCAAAAGCATTTACGGGCGGTGCGCGTTCGGTAATCAGTGGCGACACTTTGAACGTAACTTACACCTTCAGCTTGACCGGCACCTGATCATGAAGATCGACTTTTGCTTTGATACTCAGTACGGCAAGTTCTGCGATGCCCTGCATTTGCCAGACGACCACACGTTTACTGACGAAGAAATCCAAGCAATGAAACAACAACGGTTAGACAACTGGATAGCCGTTGTTACCGCCCCTCCTTCAGAAGAACCTCCGGCGGAGTGATGAATGGCAGATCGCTATTGGGTTGGTGGAACGGGTACATGGTCTGCTGCCAGCACAGCTAACTGGTCAGATACTAGCGGAGGCGCTAGTGGCTTCTCTGCGCCTACGGCTGCGGATAACGTATTTTTTGATGCCAACTCAAACGTAGGAACAGGCGCGTTTACCGTTACTGTTTCTGGTGCGCTCTGTAACGACTTCAACGTTGGCAGTCCTACCGCATTAGACGGTGCGATGACGCTGGCTATGGGGTCATCTACGCTTACCGTATCTGGTTCGTGGACTAATCAAGCGACCAACTTTTCTGTAACGAATACGTCAGGAACGATAACCTTTAACGCTACCACCACAGGCAAAACGATCACTACGAATGGTGTGACGACTGGCGTTAGTATGACGCTCAACGGTGTTGGTGGTGCTTGGACACTTGGTTCTGCGTTAAATATAGGTTCGCTTAATCTTACGCTCACAAATGGCACATTTGATACCTCAACAAGTAATTATGCGGTTACTGCTGGAGTATTTTCATCAACCAATTCAAATACAAGAACAATAAATTTAAACGGATCAACAATAAGTTTGTCCTTCAGTGGTTGGTTTATGACAACCAGCACAAATGCAACACTAAATGCTGGAACGTCAACAATATCATTAAGTAATTCCGGTTGTACCTTCGATGGTGGCAGTCTTACTTATTACAACGTATCTTTTACTTCAACAACAGCAACAGGTTTAACAAAAGTAATTACTGGGGCAAACACATTTAACAATTTGACGTTTTCTACGATTGCTTCTGCCGGACTAAACAACATAACGTTTGATACAAACCAGACAATCAACGGCACATTTACTGTTAATGGGTCTAACGGCAGCCGTAGAATGTTTGTTCGGTCAAACACGATGGGAACAACTCGCACATTAACTTGCGCTGCTATTGCTGCAATGACGGATGTTGATTTTCGTGACATCACGATAGCTGGTGCAGCATCTCCGTTGTCTGGTACGCGACTGGGCGACTGCGGGGGAAATAGCAACATTACGTTTGTTGCAGGAAAAACTGTTTACTGGAGCTTAGTTGGTGGTGGAAACTGGGGCGCAACCGCATGGGCATCGGGTTCAGGCGGGACACCCGCAGATACTGATTTTCCCTTACCTCAAGACACAGCAATTATTGAAAACACGGGGTTAACGGCAGGCAACACCATAACGATTAATGGTGGTTTTAACATTAGTACATTAGACGCATCAACACGCACCAATGCAATGACGTTATCGTCAGGCGCCAATACCCCTACGTTTTACGGAAACTTTACTTACGGATCGGGTGTAACGCCTACTGGTACTGGCACTTATACGTTTTCCAATAGAGCAACCAAAACGCTTAATTCTGGTGGAAAAACATTTACTCAGCCAATAACTATAGATGCGCCCGGTGGCGGTATTCAGCTTGTTACAAACAACTTAACTGTTGATACGGCACGTACAACCACATTAACGCGAGGCACGTTAGACCTGAACAACCTGACGCTAACAACAGGTTTATTTTCATCAACCAATAGCAACACAAGAACAATTGCGTTTGGAACTGGCAACATTACTTGTACTGGCACGGGTACAGTTTGGACTACAGTAACCGCAACCAATTTAAGCACAACTGGTACGCAAGTAGTCAACGTAACTTCAGCAGGGTCTACTGCTATTACCGTTAATCCCGGTGTATTATCAGAAGCCGATTCAATTAGTTTTAATTTTACTGGTGGGACATACACACTTACATGGACTAGTGGCGCTGGGGGTAGTGCTAGAAATTTAAATTTTACTGGTTTTGCTGGTACATGGACAATACTAAATAGCTCATCAATTTTTGGAAATTTAACGCTTTCCACGGGGATGTCATTAACTCCAACTGGCACTGCTACTTTGTCATTTGCAGGAACTAGTGGAACTCAACTAATTACCACCAACGGTAAAACTTTAGATTTCCCCGTCACGTTTAACGGTGTAGGTGGTACGTTTAGGCTTCAAGACGCAATGACAGTTGGTTCTACAAGAACCACTACGCTAACAAACGGATCACTTGATTTAAATAGCTTGACACTAAGTGCAGGTATTTTTTCGTCAGATAACAGCAATACACGCTCCATAGCATTTGGTAGTACAGGGTCAATTGTTACAACAACAGCAGGCACATTTATTACTGTGCTGGCTATGGCAACTGCCACAAACTTTACGTTTACCGGCACATCAAACATATCAGCGGCGATGTCCGTAACAAGGACGTTTAACTTTGGTGGCACTGCCGGAGCAACGACATCAAATAGACTAAACATTAATCTGACATCTGGCGCTTCTGTACCTACGTTTACAGGGTCGTTTAGACAAATCAATTTTACCGGATCAACATGTAACCCCGGCAACGTAAATATCTCCTGTCATGGGTTCACGCTGGCTTCTGGCGGCACGTATACAAGCACTGACTTTACAACAGTGGGTACGGGCACACTAACATCAAACGGCAAGGTAATTGACACATTAACTGTTAATGGCTCCGGAATTACAACTACGCTTCAAGATGCTTTAACGTGTGGCTCTAGTGTTACATCTACACTAACCGTAGGCACACTAGATCTAAACAACTTTACTTTTACAACAGGTGTTTTTTCGTCAAACAACAGCAACACGCGCTCTATAGCGTTTGGTAGCACAGGGTCAATTGTTCTCACAACACCCTTTACATCAACTTTGTCGATGGGGACTGCCACAAACTTTACGTTTACCGGCACATCCAACATATCAGCAGCGATGTCCAACAATAGGCAGTTTAATTTTGGTGGTTCTGGCGGAGCTACAGCGTCAAACAGACTGAACATCAACCTGACATCAGGCGCATCTACTCCTACGTTTATAGGTTCGTTTAGGCAAATTAACTTCACTGGGTCTACTTCCAACCCCGGCGCACAAACTATTTTCTGCCATGGGTTCACGCTGGCTTCTGGCGGCTTTTATTATCTAAGCACTGACTTTACAACTGTCGGTGATGGAACGCTAACGTATACGGGAAACGCGATTAATACATTGAATATTAACGCTGCCGGAATTACGACTACGTTGGCTGATGCCGGTCAAAATGATAAGACAACACTAACGAATGGGACGCTTAATTTAGCGGGGTTTACTCTTACAAATACCGGCTCCGCAGCAACTGCTACTGGAACAAAAAATTTAACTTTTAATGGCGGCACATTTGTAATATCTGATTCCGGAGCGTCTGCTTGGAATAACGCACAACCAACTAACTTCACTACCACAGCAGGTACTGGCACAGGCACTATCTCCATGACTGCCGCAACTGCCAAAACGTTTGTCGGTAATGGGTCTACGTATAACTGCACATTGAATCAAGGCGGTGCTGGAACGCTGACGATTACTGGCGCAAATACGTTTAACGATATCACTAACACTAACGCTACAGCCAGTCAGATCACGTTCCCTGCTAGTACGACAACGACGGTTAATGCGTTTACCTTGTCAGGATCATCGGGAAACTTAGTGTCGCTGCGTAGCTCTGTGCCGGGAACAAGATTCACCTTATCTGATCCAGCAGGAACAGTATCAGTTTCGTTCCTTGATATTCAAGACAGCAATGCAACAGGTGGTGCTATTTGGCAAGCGTTTACATCAAATGGAAACGTCAATTCTGGCAATAACCTTGGCTGGGATTTTGGTTCGGTTACGTATAACGTAAGCGTCAGTGAAACCGCTACTGGGTCGGATGCTATTACATTGGTGTTAGTGCGTGTTGGTGCGGTATCTGAAACTGCTACCGGATCAGATACAACAGCCAGTCAATTAACCACATCAGGCGCAGTATCGGAAACAGCCACAGCTACAGATGCTACAACTAGTCAATTAACCACATCAGGCGCAATCTCGGAAACTGCTACCGGCGCGGACACAACAGCTACAGCACTAACTCGGGTTGGTGCTATTTCAGAAGCAGTCACCGGTGCGGACACAACAGCTACAACACTAACTAGGGTTGGCGCAGTAGACGAAACAGCCACCGGATCAGATACAACAGCCAGCCAGCTAGACGCAGTGGGCGCTGTATCTGAAACGGCTACAGGTGCAGACACTGCCGCCAGCCAACTAACCACATCAGGCGCTGTATCCGAAACAGCTACGGGGGCGGATAGTCTTATAGCTACTGCGTCGCTGCAACTTTTTGTAACCGAAGCTACTACGTTAGCTGACACGGATTCCGGCGCGTTGGTTGCAACGGCGTATGTAGACGAAGGAGCCTTGTATTCACAAGTAACTACACCATTACCGGTAGGCACATCTTTTACCGGGGCAACTATATTCAATAGTTCGTCTGCGGGGGGTGGGCTTGCGGTTGTAGCAAACGGTACAGGAACAGGATCTGGCGGAGGATTTGCTGCTGGGGGTAACTATGTTTTATTTTCTGGGGCTAATACACGGTCAATCACTACAATACCGCTCAATTTAACAAGCTGCCCATCATTTAATTTTTCCATCATTCGAGGTAATAGCTCCAACGGCGGAGAAACACCAGAGGCCGGAGAAAACATTGTTGTTGAATATAGTATAAATGGCGGGGGTTCTTACACAACAATCGCAACTATATTAAACACAGACCCCATTACAACATTCACGACACTGTCCTACAGTATGCCCGTCGGGGCACAAACGGCATCTACTATTATTCGGTGGCGGCAGGCTGCCTCTTCGCAGAGTGCTTTTGACCAGTATGGTATTAGAAATTTCTTATTTAGCGGCGGTGTACTAGCCGCAGATACAGCAGCTACAGCCTTAACCAGAGTGGGCGCAGTATCTGAAACCGCCGAGGCCGTTGACACCGATGCCGTCACACTAACCACAGTAGGTGCAGTAGACGAAACAGCAACCGGAACGGATGACACTACAAACCAGCTTGACGCATTTGGCGGGGTTGATGAGACTGCAACGTCGGCAGATGACCTTGCTACCCAACTGGACGGGCTTGCTAGTATTGACGAGTTGGCAACAGCCCAAGATTTACCGCTGGGCAACATCATAGCTACTTTGCAAATTAACGAAGGTGCGACTATCCTAGATGCTGCGCTGGCGCGGCTTTTGTGGGAACTGATCAATGACAACCAGTTACCGGGTTGGCAACTAATACCGAATAATCAAGGGTCTGGCTGGACTATAATCAACACGCAAGCTGGCGGATCGTGGACAAATATCGACACTGTGTAAGGACAGATCATGGCGACTACGTACAACAATAACCTGCGAATTGCAGAGATTGGTACAGGCGACCAAGCCGGTGTGTGGGGCAACACGACCAACTACAACCTAGCGACGCTGCTGACCGAAGCGATTACGGGTGTTGCCTCTATCACTATTACTGGCAACCAAGCATTGACTGCGCTCGACGGTGCGACGGATCAATCAAGACAAGCAGTATTACTGTTGAGCGGTACACCGGCAAGTGCGTTTACTTTATACACGCCGCCGACAGATAAGATTTACATCATCAAGAATAGCACAGGGCAGACTGCAACAATCTCTGCCGCTACGCTGGCTAATGGTACAACACCGACCGGTGGCACTACAGTCACTATTCCTAACGGTAACACCGTATTTATTTACTGCGATGGCACCAACATTGCGGATGGTTTAAACAGAATCAACGGTGAGTTGTCCGTCACCGGCAACGGTGCGTTTGGTGGTACAGGTAGTTTGGTAGTGCCAACAGGTACATCAGTTCAACGTGCCGGCACAGGCATTCGCTACAACACGACGTTCGGTCAGTACGAAGGCTACGACATCAACACTTCACAGTGGAGTTCGATTGGTGGCGGCGCGACAGGTAGTGCAGGCAATCAGGTCTTCTACGAGAACGATCAGGTAATTACTGCGAACTACACCATTCCTGCTGACAAGAATGCAAGCACCACCGGGCCGATTACGATTGATTCGATTGAAGTTACCGGCGGTATTGATAATGGCGGTGGTCTGGCAGGAACTGTGTTAACTGTAAGCGCTGTGACTTCCGGTGTGATTTATATCGGTGCTGTCATTTCCGGTACTGGCGTTAGTGTGGGCACAACGGTAACAGCTTTTGGTAGTGGTACTGGTGGTGCGGGTACATACACAGTAAGTATTTCACAGCTTGCGGTGCCGACGACAATTACATCGGCAGTTACTGTAACAGTATCAACCGGCGCACGGTGGGTGATTCAATAAGAGGCGACTATGGCAACGACAATCATAGCGGGCAACGCAACAAACGGGCTGGCGTTAACGCCTGACAACACCGGGATACTTGAACTCAAAACAGGTACAGGTGCCGGTACGACTGCGTTGACTTTGAACGCTTCGCAGAATGCGACGTTGGCAGGGACATTGACTGTGGGAAGCACTTTACAAGTGGCGGGTGTAACAACGAATATGTACCCACTTGTAAGTGGTACTGCTGTTACTGCGTCTGGTACATCTGTTGACTTTACGTCGATCCCTAACTGGGTGCGTCGGATTACGGTGATGTTGAGTGGTGTAAGTACAAACGGAACAAGCATTTTGTTAATTCAGCTTGGCGATTCTGGAGGCGTTGAAACTACAGGGTATTCGGGTTCAACCCAATATGCAGCCTCCTATGTGGCTTTTTCTTCATACGCAGGGATACCGATTGATACGGCTAGTACAGTAGCTGCTGGAACAGCAAGGTCTGGTGTTTTAACTTTGTCTTTACTAGATACGACAACAAATACTTGGGCTATAAATGGTGGGTTTGCAATAGGAACTGCTGCTGCGCTTATTTTGCCAGCAGGAATTAAAGCTACTTCAGCTACTTTAGATCGTGTACGCATCACCACAGTCAACGGAACAGACACCTTTGACGCTGGCACTATTAATATCATGTGGGAGTAACGAATGAGCGCAGGAATCAAAGCAAACAACGATGGCTCCGCAGCGATACAAGTTGGCGGGACGGATTACATACAGATTAGTTCGACGGGTAACGTCACTGTCCCACAAAGTCAGACCATATCGGGCAACTTGGTTGTAACGGGGTCTGTTACTGCTAGTAGTGGTACAGGTAATTATGCGTTACAGCAGTATGTTGCCCCGACCACATGGACGAAACCCGCAGGGTTAAAGGCAATCAAAGTAACGATTGTAGGTGCCGGTGGAAATGGTGGTGGCCCTGTTCCCGGGCCGGGTGGCCCTCCGCTTAACTATTCGTCGGCGGGTGGAGGCGGGGGCGCGGCTATTCTTTATCTTTCAGCCCCTTCTATTACCGGCCCAGTTACTGTAACAGCAGGCCCCGGTACAAACAGTTTTGGCCCATGGAATCCAGCTTCACCTGCACCTACAGTGACTGCTAGTGCTACTGCTGGTGGCACCGGAAGTGTTGGGTTAAATACTTCGGGCGGGGCTGGAGGTACGGGGGTAAACGGCACTATAAATATTGTTGGCACTACTGGTGCTGGAGGTAATGCTGGCGCAGGGCCGGGTGGCCCTTCTATTATGGGGGGCGGTGGCAGCGGGGGTAACTCCGCAAACAACCCCGGTAGTCCGGGCAATAATTATGGCGGCGGCGGTGGCGGTGCAATTGCATTTAACGGCCCTGCAAGAACAGGTGGTACAGGCGCACCCGGTATTGTAATTATTGAGGAGTTTTATTAATGAAAGCACTTATCTCTCCCCAAGAAAAACGTACTGACTATCAAGGCAATGTCGGCGAACGTGTTGCGCAGGTTGAGCCTGATGATAAGACTTTTCCTGTTGGAGACCCGCTGTTTTGGACTGACTGCCCGGATGACTGTGTTGCCGATGTCTGGTGGTACTACAACGGCGTTTGTGAAGTAATGCCTACCCCACCGGAGGCTTAATTTATGTGCGACGCGCTATCGCAATTCGCAGTACAGAAGTACGTACACCTGCCAGACTTTCTGGATAAGGAAAACTGTGCGCAGTTGACTGATGCGCTAAAAACTCTAATAAAAGCACGGGCAACGCGCCAAGATGAGCAGTGCCCGCTGTCGCAATCTATAGGTGGCGCGGAAGTTTTTGATTCGCTGCTGGTGCAACTATTGCCTTATTTTGAGCAAGCGTCAGGCAAGCGCCTACTGCCAACCTACTCTTACGCCAGACTGTACGCACCGGGCGATGTATTAGAAAACCATCTTGATCGCCCCGCTTGTGAAATCAGCGCAACTATTACGCTAGGATTTGAAGGTGATGTCTGGCCCATCTACATGGGCGACAGTATGGAGAAGGATAACGCGTCTGAAATCAAGATGCAGGTAGGTGATGCTGTTATGTACCGTGGGATGGAGAAGTTTCACTGGCGCGAGAAATACACCGAAGGCAAATGGCAGGCGCAGGTATTCTTGCATTACGTCGATGCTGATGGCCCAAACAAAGAATGGAAATTTGATAAACGCGAAAAACTTAATTTACCAGAGCCAGACCAACAAAATTTACGGCATTGGGTATATACCGACATCCTGACACCCGAGGCTTGCGACATCATCATCAAGACTTACACGCAAGAAATGATTGAAACGCAGCCGCCTTATATTGGTGGCGGTACTGGAAAAATTGAACTAGATGTACGAAACGTCGAGCGCGTCATGCTGCCGGTCTACAAGGACATCGGTGGTCGCTTGGCTGCTGCTGGGTTTGCTGCAAACAACCGTGCGTGGAAGTTTGCCGTCACACACGCTAACCAAGGCGAGTTCTTGAAGTACCCGGCAGGTGGTCGGTATACGGCGCACATGGATACGTTCTTGAATCCAACGGAAGAGTGCCGCAAGCTGACGGTACTAGCGTTCTTGAACGATGACTTTGAAGGCGGCAGGTTCTTTATTCAGGACGGGCATGAGCGGTACTACCCACCACAAGCAAAAGGCACAGTGCTCGTGTTCCCGTCATTCTTGGTACACGGCGTAGAAGATATAACTGCGGGTACGCGCTATTCGGTCGTATGCTGGCTCGTCGGCCCATTCTTTAAATGAGGTGAATGATGGCAACAATTATTGATGGGACTACTGGAACCAGTATTGCTGGTGCAGGCTCGGTTGCAGGGAACTTGTCTGTTGGCGGGCAATTAAACCTTGCTGCTGGTACAACTTCAATTGCACCGCTTGATTTTACTGCGGGTACTAACCTGACCACGGCGATTGCTGGAGCAATGGAGTACGACGGTAGGGTAATTTACGCAACCCCACAAGGCACTCAGCGCGGCGTTGTACCGGGAGCGCAGTTCTTCCGTCTGGATTCCGGTCTAGCAGGTGCTAACGTCAACACGGCGCAGAGCATATTTGGTGTAGGCGTCACGCTGTCTGCGAGTACAGTCTATGCGTTTGAAGCTGTTTATAGGCTTTCTAAGTCAGCAGGAACTACATCACATACTATAGGTATTGGTTTCGGTGGTTCAGCAACAGTTAACAATATAGGCTTTTCAACCCTATACCCGCCGACACTACCGGTATCAAATAATGCTGGCGCATCTAATATATTTTTTAGCACAGTAGCGACAACCCAAACCTATACAGGTGCTTCGACTACAGCCGGGGTTGAGTGGTACGCCGTAATTCGCGGCACGGTCTCTATTAACGCTGGCGGCACATTTATCCCGCAGTACACATTATCAGCAGCTCCGGGCGGTGCGTACACCACAGCAGCAGGTAGTTATTTCTTGATCTATCCAATTGGCGCATCGGGCGCAAACATTAGCGTTGGCACTTGGGCTTAAGGAAATAAACCAATGTGGATCCGCTAACACTACTCGCTGCTGCTAATGCCGCTGTTGCCGCAGTAAAGGCTGGCTGCAAACTTTACAAAGATATTAAAGGTGCGGCAGGCGAAGTTAGTGATGTATTGAAAGACTTAAAGGAGCAGTACAACAAGATAGTAGACCCGACACCGATACAGAAGCAGCAGTACATGGCGGAAGTGCAGCGGGTGCAGGAGATAGCAAAGGCTGATCCAAACGACGTATTCACCGACATCGGTACTCAGTTAGGCGCTTTGATGGATACCCATGACGAGATTGCCAAGCTGTTGTTGAAAGAGCAGTTAGAAGCAAAGACGGTATACAAGGGGGATGACAGCATAGGTAAGCGGGCATTGCGCCGGATACTGATCAACTCAAGGCTGGATGCGATATGGGCCGAGGTTAGAGAGACTATGGTGTACAAGGCACCACCGGAGTTGGGTGCGCTGTGGAGCAAGTTCGATGAGATGCGGCAGGAGATTATTGCCGAGCAGGAGATAGCCCACGCAGAAGAACTTAGACTGGCACAGATAGCAACATGGCGACGCAGAAAAAGAATAGCGGAAATCAGGGCAAAGGCAATGTGGGTTTCGGCAGTACTCTTCGTAATAGCATGGGCGGTGGGACTAATGTGGCTAACGACAAGAAGCATGATTACGAAAATGTCCCTTGGTCACTGATTGTAGTTGTGCTGGCAGTGGTGCTGATGTTCTTTATCGTGATGCCCCTATTAGCGTTCATGTACTACGACATGTACTACGCAACCCAAGCGGCGGTGCATGAGGTGCGGAAAATGCGGGAACTGCGCAAAGAGATTCAGATTGAACGGATGTACGACAGATAAGGAGTAATGATGCTGACTTTAATCTCTACCATTGGCGGCTATATCGTCGCTCTTTTTCCTAGACTGTTTGACATGCTGCAAGACCGTGCGGACAAGAAGCACGAATTGGACATCCTGCATATGCAGATGCGCCAGCAGCTCGCTTTAACCGAAAAAGGTTACTCGCCTGCGGACAAGACCGAAGAAGTCCGCGAGAACGATGAGCAGGATCATCAACAGTACATGGCGCAAATCGGCGCTATCTACAACAATCAAGAAAAGCTGCTGGAGTCGTCCTCCCAGTGGGTCAAGGACATGACTGCGGCTACCCGCCCGTTCGTGACGTTCATCTTTGTTCTTGAGCTTGTGCTGATTAACTTGCTGACGATGCTGTGGATTTTCGTGAATGGTGAGAAGGTGACGTCGATTGGTGAGCTGATTCAGATCATGCAGATCGTCTTCGACGCGGATGAGATGGCGCTCTTGGGCACGATCATCGCTATGTGGTTCGGCTCCCGTGGTAACTCGAAGGCGGGCAAGTGATTTATCTTGTCTATGCGCGAATTGCCGCAACAGTATTGCTATGTGCTTATCTGATAAGTAATCTGCCATGAAACTACCACTTGCCACAATTGCAATGATTAAGCATCACGAGGGGGTGCGGTATAAGCCTTACAAGTGTCCAGCGAAGTTGTGGACGATAGGTGTAGGGCATGTGCTGTACCCCGAGCAGGGCAAGATGCCCGTCGATCAACGCGATAAGTTCGCACTCAAAATAGAGGACTTCCGTGTATTTAGCAAAGAAGAAGTTGATTCGATCCTTGCGAAAGACTTACAGCGTTTTGTCGCTGGTGTTCTTCGCTACTGCCCTGACCATCTTAACGAAAATCGCTTGGGGGCGTTGGTCAGCTTTGCATTCAATGTTGGGCTAGGCACCCTTCAAAGATCGACTTTGCGGCAAAAGCACAACCGTGGGGACTTTGAGGGGGTAAAACAGGAGTTCTTGAAGTTTACTAAAGGCGGCGGCAAAATTTTGCCGGGGTTGGTGAAACGCCGGAACGATGAGATAGCCCTCTACTTCTCGGAGCCAAAATGAATCCGTGGGTAATACTGGCCTTTGTGTTAGCTGTTGGCGCAGCGGCTGGGGGCGGGTATTATAAAGGCAACTCTGCGGGGCAATCGGAAGTGCAGCAGGCGTGGGATAAAGAGAAGGCCGAGCAGTACGCTGCTTATGCCAAGGGGCAAGAAGAAGCCCGGCAACGTGAGCAAGAAATGCAACAGGCGGCAGATAAGCTGCGGAGGGAAAAAGATGCGCAGATCAGGGACATTAATGCTCGTGCTACCGCTCTT